TAATGGAAAAAGACGGTTTATCCAAATTCCCAAGCACTCCTTTAGAAAAAGAAGGGGTTGAAATAACTGTAGATGAAGCAATAGAGCAATCAGCAGAAAACATTAATAATCCAGCTCCTGATGTAACAACAAGCGGTCAACAAGAACAATTAAATGCGGGTAAAGAACCAGAAACAATAGCAGCTGATGAAAGTATATTTAGTGATTTTTATACAAAATGGGTTGATGATGTTTTTTCTTTTGTTGCTGTTGCAAGAGAAGCAGCTAAAAGAGGTAAAGAAAATATTTTAGAACAAAGCGTCCGTTTATATCAAGGCGTTACAGGAATGGCATTAAGTTCTTTAAATAATGGAACATCAATTCTAAATGACAAAGGAGAACTAATACAAACGGGCAAAGGATTAAAACCAATATTAAACGATTTTGATTTTAATACTATGCAAATTGAACCAAACAAAAATATAAGAGAACGAGATTTAAACGAGTATTTAATAGCTCGTAGATATTTGCGAGATTTAAAAGATAGAGAAGATGTTGAAGTAACTGATAAACAATCTGAAGAAGCCGTCAAAACTATGGCAAAAATTGCTAATAAGTATGGTGAAAATATTGTTTTTTTTGATACAACAGCACAAGAACTATACGACTATCAAGACAGAATGTTACAAATGTTAGTTTCTTTTGGGGTTATGTCAAAAGACAAATATGATGAAATAAAAAAAGCAAATCCAAACTATATTCCTTTTCAAAGAGTTATGGATCAAGAATATGGAAAAGACTCTGGATTACAAACTTTGCAGTATAAAGGCAAACTTGCATTTGCAGGTAAAAAATTAAAGCAAGTTATAAAAAAGATACAAGGTAGTGACAAAGAAATTATAAACCCTATTGAATCTATTATTAGAAATACGTTTAGAATTACTGATATAGCTTATCAAAATCGCGTGGTACAACAACTTGTTGATTTAAGAGATGTAATGCCTGAATACATCAAAACTGCAAAACCAAAAATGAGAACAATGAAAGATCCAGAAACAGGCAAAAAAATAGTAAGGCCAGCAGAAGTTCAGCCAGCAAACTTTATTACTGTTTTAGAAAAAGGAAAAACAAAATATTATGAAGTGCATCCTTCATTAGTTGAAGCAATGGCATCATTTTCTCCACAAGAAATTACAGGTCTTGGATGGTTGTTAAGTAGGCCAGCAGCTATTTTGCGTACTGGTGCAACTATTACACCAGAATTTATGGCTAGAAATTTTATCAGAGATATACATGGTTCATATATTTTATCAAAAGGCAGACCAAATCCTTTTGATGTTGTAAAAGGATTATTTGCTCGTATTGCAAGAAATGATTTATATGAACAATGGAGAGCATCTGGAGCATCATTTAATAGTTACATGAATATGTCAGATAAAGGTGTTCAAAATGCGTATCAAGAAATGTTTAAATCTAACGGTAAATTGAGAAGATATTTAAAAAATCCAATTAGCTTGCCAAATGATATAGGAATGATTATTGAGCAATCAGTTAGAATTGCTGCTTATAATGCAGCTAAAAGAAAAGGTTTGACAGATTCTGAAGCTGCTTTTGAAGCAAGGGATGCAAGCATTGATTTTGCAAGAGGAGGAACAGCAAGTAAATTTGTTAATAGATATATTCCATTTTTTAATGCTGGTGTTCAAGGTGCAGACAAATTTATAAGAGCTGCTAAAAACAATCCAAAAGCATTAATAATGTATGCAGGTGCAACAATAACTGTACCTCAAATTATTTTGACAGGTTACTATTTGCATTTTGCACCTGAAGATGAAAAGCAAGAATATTTAGAACATCCCGAATGGCAACGTGATTTATTTTGGATTTTTAAAGTAGGTGATACTTGGAGAAGAGTGCCAAAGCCATTTACGTTAGGTTTTATTTTTGGCAGTAGCGTTGAAAGAATGATGATTTGGGCAGATTCTGAAAATATTCCAGAAGTAAAAGATATGGCTTTTGATTTAATAAGAGGAACAGTATCAGCTTTAAGTCCTGTTTATGACCCAAGTGCAGTATTGCCAAGTCCTATAAAAACAGTAATTGAAGATGTTACAAATTATAGTTTTTTTGGGGGAAGAAATCTTTATCCTGAATGGATGGATAGCCTTGATCCTGAGTTAAGAAAAACATCTGGAACATCAATGACAGCCGAAGAATTAGGAAAAGTTTTAAATTATTCTCCTGCTAAAATTGACAACATAATAAGGAATACATTTGCAACGTCAGGCCCATATATAACAGATGCAGGTGATTTTTTGTTAAAACAAGTAAAAGAATGGAATGGTGAAGAATTTGCAGAAGATCCTACAAGTCCAGTAGACATACCTTTACTTAGAGCTTTTGCTATGCGTAATCCAGAAGGATACATATCTCAAAGTTATAATGAGTTTAGTAAAACTTATAAATTAGTTAATCAAATTGAAAATAGCAAAGAAGAATTTGAAGGTGAAAAAAGAATTAAATATGAAAAAGAAAATGAAATTCTTATAAGTGTAACGCCAATTTTTAAAATACAAGGAAAACAAATTAAAAAAATAGGCAAACAAAGAAAACGAGTACAAGAAGATTTAGAAATGAGTGGAAAAGAAAAAGAACTTGAATTACTTGAATTAGATAAACAAATAACAAATGCATCAAGAATTGCAAATCAAGCATTAATAGATGCTTTAGATGAAAGTATAAAAGATAAATAGTATAATCGGCAAAATATATAGGGTTTTACAATGACAGTATCACAATTAGTTACAAGAAATGACATTACTTCAACAAGTGGTCAGACAAGTTTTACGTATACTTTTCGTGTATTAGCTGCATCTGATATGGAAGTTTATGTCAATGGAGTAAAACAAACGTCTGGTTTTACTGTAAATAATGTAGGTACTGTTACAGGTGGCACAGTAGTATTTAGTAGTGGTCAAACTAACGGACACGTAGTAAGTCTTGTATTAGCTATGCCGCTTACTAGAACAACAGATTTTCAGAATAGCGGTGATTTTTTAGCATCAGATGTCAATGGTGACTTTGATAAAATGTATATAGGTGCTATTCAGAATGAGAATACTATTGAGAGAAGTATTCATTTGCAAAATGTAGACCCCACACCAGAAGTAGGTGGTGTAAAAAAAGATATGGAACTGCCCCTAAAGGCAGATAGAGTTAATAAATTATTATCATTTGATTCAGATGGTTTACCAGCAGCAACGGTTAGTTCTACTGCATTATCGCTTATATCAAGCGGTACAGGCACACCAGAGGGATCAGTAACAGCATCGGTAGGTTCTATATTTTTAAGAACAGACGGTGGTTCAAACACAAGTTTTTACGTAAAAGAATCTGGATCAGGTAATACTGGTTGGGTTGCTAAATAACAAAGTAGGTTGATGCTATGACTATTAAACAAAATGGCGGTGTTTTTGGAAGAAATCCCACATTCAATGATGTAACGATTGAAGGTGATTTGATTTTAAATGGTGAGACATTTACAGGTTTAGACTTCAACGGTAGCTGGAACGCAAATTCAAACAGCCCAACATTATCATCTGGAACTGGTACGCAAGGCGAGTTTTATATTGTTAGTGTAGCAGGTACAACTAACCTGGATGGTGTTACAAACTGGGGTGTAGGTGATTACTGTTTCTTTAATGGCACAGCATGGCAGAGAATAGAAGGTGGAGCAGACGGTAACTTTGTAAATGCAAGTGTTAGTGGTACTTTATCATCATCTAATCTTACAAATGCATCAGGAGATATTACGTTAGACGCATCAGGTGACATTACTCTTGATGCTGATGGTGCAGATATTAGATTCAAAGATGGTGGCTCAACTATTGCTCTTGCAAAAATGGATAGTAGTAACTTTACCATTCAAACTAATAACAACGACAAAGACATTATTTTTAAAGGTTATGATAGCGATGGCGGTGGTTTAATTACAGCCCTCACACTTGATATGTCAGCCGCAGGACAAATGACCACTAATTCAAACATTATTGTTGGTGGCAATATTTTCCGAGGAAATATGCAAATCGGCAGTCAGTTAATTGATGTAAGTTCTGGTGACTTTACCCTAGATGTTGCAGGAGACATCATCCTTGATGCTGATGGTGCAGATATTATATTAAAAGATGGTGGAACTACATTTGGGCAGATAACAAACGATTCTGGCAATATAGTTATCTACAACTCTGGTTCTCAAATGCTTAAAGGTTTAAGTAGTGGCTCTAATGCTGAGTTTGTGGGGACTGTTACTGCCAACGCAGGTGTTGTCGTTGATAATGTAACACTTGACGCTAATAAAATTGCAACATCAAGTGGTAATTTTACAATAGATTCTGCTTCCGATATTATTTTAGATTGTGATGGTGCAAACATATTTTTAAAAGATGATACCACTTCTTTTGGTAAATTTAATAAAAATGGAAACAACTTAAAAATATCATCAGAAATACAAGATGGCGATATTATATTTGCAGGTGATGACGATGGCTCTCCTGTTACGATGCTTACGCTTGATGCAAGTAACGCGGGAGCCGCTACTTTTAATTCAACCGTTACATCGCCAACTCTTGTAACTGATAACATTTTTGTGGCAGAAGATATCAAGCACACAGATGATTCTGATACTTACATAAGTTTTGATAGTAACAGTCAGATATTTTATTCGGGTGGAACACGAAGTCTTGATCTTAATCCAGGGTCAGTAGTCATTAATGAAGGTAGTGGAGATCAAGACTTTAGAGTTGAGTCTAATCTTGATACTCACGCATTATTTGTTAATGCTGGTAGTGATTATGTAAATATAAGATCGTCAGCTACGCCAAGCTCAAGCGTAAAAGGTTTTATGTTTACGGCTGATCAATTTTATACATCTGCTGGAAGTGCTACCAGTTTAAACACACAAGTTCGTTTTATAAATGGCAATGGTTTAGTTGGCAGCATTACAACAGATGCATCTGCAACTGCTTTTAATACAAGCTCGGATTATAGGTTAAAAGAAAATGTAAGCTATACTTGGGATGCTACAACTAGATTAAAGCAACTTAAACCAATACGATTTAATTTTATATCAGATAGCAACAATACATTAATAGACGGTTTTTTAGCTCACGAGGTTTCTGATGTAGTACCTAATGCGGTTTCTGGGACTAAAGATGCACCAATACAAGAAAATGGTGATGGTTATCAATTTTTAGATCACAGCAAACTTGTCCCACTTTTAGTCAAAACAATTCAAGAGCTTGAAGCAAGAATAGCTGCATTAGAATCTTAATAAGGAGATATATTATGGCAATAACATGGAGCATTACAAATTTAGAATATAAAAATGACTCAAACAAAGGTGTGGTTCATGCCGCATGGTCTGCAACAGATACTGATGGTAATTACTCAGGAACAGTATCAGGCATGGAATCATACAATCCGAATCCAAGCAGCAATACATTTGTTGCGTTTGATTCATTGGATGAAACTACAGTTTTAGGATGGGTAAAAGATACTTTAGGTGCTGATGAAGTATCAGAAGTTGAACTAAAAGCAACAGCAAAACTTAATGAAGCAAAGACTCCATCAACATCTTGGGGATTAGCTTGGTAAATTATAAGGTGAAATAAATGGCTACATATGTAACTAAAGCAAATATTACCGCACAAAATACATTTAGTGATACGATTATTTTTGACGGTAATTTTAATCTATCTATATCTGGCACGTTTGCTAACGGAACTAAAGTAACAGCACAGAGGAGCATTGACGGCTCTACATTCCATGATGTTGATGTGTTTACAGCAGTTGGTGAGTTTGTTGGATATGAACCAGAGCCAGGAATGTCTTACAAGTTTGGCGTTAAAACAGGTGAATTTGGTTCAGGTTCTGACGTTACCATTAGAGTTGGCGGCCCTTGGAAAAATCCACCGATAGCTAATACATAACGTGGTAGATTCAACAAAAGATACGCTAGACGTTGTTGCTGGCTCAACGGCTCTTATGAGTTTGTTTGGCTGGTTGCCACCTATAGCCGCATTGTTTACAATCATCTACACAGGTATACGTATCTGGGAGACTAAAACAGTACAAGCGTGGAGAAAGAAATGATTACTATAGATGATGTTACATATACTGAAGATCAATTATCTGATGTTTCAAAAGCTCATGTGGAGCGTATAAACGAGTTACGAAAAGAAGCAGCTAGTTTACAAATGATACTTGAAGAAAAAAAAGTCCTCATTCACACATACGCTGCATCTATCAAGAACTCAGTTGAAGTTGTAGAAGATAAAGAGGAAGCAGTCAATGAGTGAATCAATAAAAGTCCCATCATGGGCAGTACCCTTGGTTGCAGCAATTATACCTGCGGCTATCGCATGGGGTACTATGCAAGCTCAAGCACAAGCTACTGATGAAGAAGTTGCTAAAGTCAGCCAGGTCGTCGAGAAGCTCGAGGCTACTACGAGCGATAATGAGGTTCGTACAAAATTGAACGAACAGGCCATACAGACCATAGCCGATGGGTTAGCCCAACAAACAGAAATCAGTAAAGCTACTGATGAGAAACTTGGCACACTTATAGAGATAATGCTTAAAGAAAGGCGATAGAGT